TAACTAACCCCACAATAAAAATTGTAAAAAAAATTCCCCCACACATTTTACAAATTTGAGTTGGAAAAAATTTGAAGGGGGGGGGGGGGAATCTATGAAATATTGATCTTTTGATGTGATGAAGTCCGTGTCAATGATTTTCAAGGGCTTGAAAAATGTTGAATTTTGACGATCCAAGAAGTAAACTTTTCTTTGAATTTGTAAGAATCAAAGAAGAAATAAAACCGAAATATTTCTTGTTGGAAAACGTGAAAATGAAAAAGGAATTTCAAGACATTATAAGTCAATATTTATGAGTTGAACCAATTGAAATCAATTCATCGTTAGTTTCCGGACAAAATAGGAAAAGATTATATTGGACAAATATTGAATGAATAAAACAACCGGAAAACAAAAACATATTATTGAAAGACATTCTTGAAACAGATCCAGGATCAAAATATTTCGTTGAAGATTCACCGATTGTTCAAGTTGTTGAATGAAAATGTGTTGTAAGACAAGCAACGAAAAAATGATTTATTGTTGCGGACGATTGAGATTGAATTTGTTTGTCTTTTCCGAACAGTAAAACAAGACGTTGACGCGTAATAAAACAAAAATCAAGCACATTGATGACATCAAATTCAAGTTGCGTGTTTATAAATTGAAATATAAGGAGATTGACACCGGTTGAATGTGAAAGATTGCAAAATTTACCGGACAATTACACCGCTTGAATAAGTGAAACGCAAAGATTCAAGACATTGTGAAATGGTTGGACGGTTGATGTGTTGTCACATATATTCAAAAATATTCAATTTTAATTTATTTATATTCAATCATGGAAAAAGATTTTCAAAATTTAGTTGATAAAGCAAGAGCGTCAAAACACCTTGACGCAATATTGCTTTTGGTTGAAAATAAATCAAAGATTCAATGAGAATTTGCAAAGATGTTCACAAATTCGTTTTGAGAAATGGAAAACGATCCGCAAGCCGAAACAATCAAAAAAACGGTTGGATTGGTTGCGGAATATGTTTTCAATTCTTGTGTTGACGTTTTGGTGAATGATAAAAAATAAACGTTGCAAAGTTCCGAAATAAAAATAATTTTTAGTTGTTTTTATTTCATGGATCGAACAAATGGAAAAATTCAACAAACATCATAGATTGCCGAAATCAAGGGGTTGAACCGCCGACAAATCAAATATAAAAATTCGAGACATGAAAGAGCATTCCAATCGACACGCCGTCTATTGAAACGACACGCCGGTTGAACAATTGATCAAGGTTTTGACGGTGAATAAATGAGTTCGGACGAAATGATTTGAAAACGCAATAATTGATGTTTTGTTGAATTATGACGGGGAATATTACAAGGAAAAGTGCATGAATAAAGATCCACGCGACGATTTATCACCTATTGACGAATAATTTATTCCTTAATCAAGAAAAAACATGTTTCATTATTTATTATTGACGATTTATCGAGTTTTTGCAACATGGATTTCGTTTGCATTATGACACAAACGAAAAGATAAATCGAAATATGTGTTGTCAATGATCATCATGTGAATATTATTTTGATTCGTTTTATTTCATAATCAAGCCGAATAAATGAAAAAAGAAATAAATATTTTCGAAATTGACGGCGTTAAATATTGAGAATATGAATACAAAATGACAAAAGAAGAAATATTGAAAGAATTGGATTTTTTCAGAAAAACAAATCGTCCGTCTTATTTGTTTATAAACGCATTATTGCAAATTCAACAATATCAAAGACGAACAGACAATCAAAAAATGTTGATTGATCGTTTGAACAAAGACGTTGACAAATCAAACGAAAGGACGGTTTTGTATTGGACAATGTTTGTGATTTGATTGATTGTCTTCGGGGTTGGATTTTGGAAAATTGTTGAATTTTTAATTGATTTAATAAAATAATCATGTTGAAAATTATTCTTGCGTTAGTTCTTGCAATCCTTTTGATTGTTTGCATTGTCAAATTTGAAATTGCATTGTTCAAATTTTTGACCGTTGTTTTCTTGATTGCACTTGTTTGTGTTTTAGTTTATATGTAAAAACAAAAAAATGTATGAATTGCAACCCGTCTTTGAATGCGTGATTTCTTTCATTTGTGCATTGGTTCGATATTTCACGGCGTTTTCAATTTTCAAAATCGATAAATTTTTCATGTCAATTTCAATCATGTGTTGAACAATGTGGTTGATCCTTTCAATAATGTGTTTATATAATTTTTGTTTTTAATTATGGAAAAGTTGATTGAATTATTGAACAATCCGGAATTTGATCCAAGTTCAAAAATCGAACATTGGACGGAAATTTCCGTTCAAAATTGTGATTATTTGATAATTTCAAAAAATCGTGGATTTATTAGAAAATTAGTTGAAAAAGATTTGATTGATTTTGAATCAATGAATTGAAACGGGAAAATAATTTCGTATTTGACGGACGTTGCGGATTATAAACGAAATGACATCAAAGAAAATTTGGTTCTGATGTTGTTGTCGATTCAAGACGATCCAATAAAATATTTAATTTCAATATTGAAATAATCATGGAAATCGAAAACGTAAAAGCCGAAAAATTGATTCCTTATGAATTCAACAATAAAATTCATGATGAAACACAAGTGAACCGCATTGCAAATTCAATACGTGAATTTTGATTTCTTCAACCGTTGGTGATTGATCAAAACAACGTGATAATTGTTGGACATGGAAGATTTGAAGCAAGTCAAAAATTGTGAATGAAAGAATTGCCGTGCGTAAGGGTTGAAAATTTGACGGACGAACAAATCAAAAAATTCCGCATATTAGACAATAAATTGAACGAATCCGAACGAAACGTTGACAACTTAAAAATCGAATTGAATGAATTGGAAAATTTCAACATTGGTGAACTTGAAATTTCCATTGATGAATTATTTCCGGAATTGACGGTTGAAGACGAGCCGGAAAAAGAACTTGAAGACGATGACATTCCGGCGGTGAAACAAGACGCGAAAATCATTGAAACATGAGACGTGATTCAATTATGAAAGCACCGTTTGATGTGTTGAAGTTGCACGAATGCAAATCAAGTTGAACAATTATTTGAAAACAAATCCGCCGACATTACATTGACAAGTCCACCATATAACGTCGGGGGCGGTGCAAATTTAAGAAATCATTTGACGAAGTGATCCAAAAAAACAACAAAATCACTTTATAATGAATATGAAGACAACGAAGAACGAAAAGATTTGATTCAATGATCATTGGATTTGTGCAAAGTTTACACAAAAAGCCAATTCATAAATATTCAAATGTTATGATGAAACAAAAAAGAATTGATCGAACGATTATTCAACAACATTGAAAATTTTGTTGATGTGATTGTTCGGAATAAACATACATGTCCACCGCAAATTCAAGACAACATATTGAACAACGCATTTGAATTTGTTTTCATATTTGACAATGAAAACAATTCAAGGACGATCAGATTCGGAAATTTCAGATGAAACAAAACGAATTATTTGGAAACTAAAAAAGAAAAAAACGAATATGCGGACATACACAAGGCGGTTTATTCATTGGAATTCGTCCAACAAATATTGAATATAAACGAAAAAGCAAAATCCGTTTATGATCCATTCGGTTGAACGTGAACGACATTGATTGCATGTGAACAAATGGATCGTGAATGTTATTCAATGGAATTGGACGCGAAATATTGTGAAGTTATTATTCAAAGATTTCACAATTTGAAACCAAACGACGAAATAAAATGTTTGAACCGTGAAATTGATTTTGATGTTTTATTTGATGAATAATATCATGGAAAAATTTTTGAACCAATTGATTCAATTATGACGAAAGCCGTTCGAGGTTGAATGTAATTCCGTTTATGAAAGTTTTTTTGAATCTGTTGCAACCTATATGTTCGACAATAAACCGATTTTTTGTGCATGATGAATTTGGAAATATAAAAAAGTTTGTTTGCGTCAAATTGTAAGTAAAGAATCTTGATTGCGACAATTTGTTTGTGAAAGCGGATTGATCACAAAGAAAAAAAAAGTTCATGATTTCATGATAAAACACATCACATATTCCGACGAAACATTTTGTTGATGATGTTCAATGGAAGATCCGGAATATTATTTGATGATTTGTGCAATACATGACGAACACAGAATCAAACAATTTTTATTTGACAATATAAAAATTTAGAATGTTTGAAAACATTATAAAAGATTGAAGATCAAGATTGCTTTTGTGATCACATTGAATCATGTTTCCGGATTGAAGATATTTTGCCGTTGAAATGCATTCATGTGAAATGTTCAACAATTTATATTCATGATGAAAAATAAGAAAAGAAGACAAAGACAAATTCAATGAAATGATTTGAATCGACAAAGATTGATTTATTGAAGACGCAAAAAAGGTTGATAAATTAAAAGAAATATTAATCAATAATTGATTCATCATGGTTCAATGACGATTTGAATTTTGAACAAAGATTCATTATTCAAAAATATCGAATGAACAACGGGGGGTTTTCAATCAAATGTGAATCCATATTGATGAAGCAAAAGCATTTTTACTTGCATAAAAATTTAGAATGCAACAAAAAAAATTTGATTATAACGCATTAAAACTTGAATATTTCAAATCCGATATTGACGAAATCAAAAGGTTTTGGGCTGAAAAAGGGTTGAAATACAATTCACAAGTCGGTGAACATACAAAAGGACGGTGACAAGAAAAGCAAAAACGGAAAGACGCAATCGTGGAAAAAGCACTTGAACGTCAAAAAAACGAACTTGCGAAAAAACTTGAAATTCCGGTTGAAGATTTATTCAAAACCAAAAAACAAGCAATTGAATTGATGAAATATAAATTGAATCAATATGCAAAAAAGGTGAACAAAGCGAAAGAAAACGGTGATGATGACGATGTAATAATCAACATGAAAGATCTTGAAAAAATCCGAAAGGTTGCAAAAGTCGAACTTGGTGAACCAACGATCGTTGCAAAGAATGAATGAAAAACAACACTTGAAACAAATTGACCGTTGGTTGCAATTGTCCGTTCGGAAGAAAACGACGATGAAGAAGAAAATGACGATGAATAATCGTCTTTTTTTTATTTGCTTTTTTTATTGTAAACAATATAAAAATATTATTCTATCATCGATGATAAAATAATATAATGTTTGAAAAATGAAACAATATTTGATCCAGAAATCGAAAAATTTCAAGCAATAAAAAAAAGCGGGTTCATTTGAATTTGTTGGTTGCGGTTTTTTGAATATCACGTCAAGCAATCAAAAACGAATGTTGCAAAATGAAAATCAATTTGTCTGATGAATTACAAGTCGGGGTTTATATCAAAAACAAATTAAAATGACAAATCAAATAAAACTATTTTGAAAACAAACAAAGGTTCGAGATATTTTGACGGATCAAAAAAATCCTATTCTTGAACTTTTAATCGGGGGCGGTGCGGGTTGATCGAAAACGTTCACCGGTTGTTTGTGGTTGGTGACAATGTGTTTGAATTACCCGTGAACGCGTTGGTGATTGTGACGTTCAAAAATGAAAACGTTGAAAATGACATCATTGAAAACATTGACGAAACTTTTGACGAATCAATTTTGATTGATTGAATGAAAACATTTCAAAGTGACATGATCGAACGATCCGCAAACACCGAACACCGTGATTTTTTGGAATGGTTCGGAAATTTTATTGTTGGATTTGAAATATTACCCGTCACTTGATCCGGATTTTGACGATTTGTGATCATTGGAATTGACGGGGTGATTTATTGATGAAGTTGTTCAAATTACGCACAAAGCATATCAAGTTTTTTCAAGCCGTATTTGAAGACGAAAAAACGAACAATTGTGATTGAAACCGATGTTGTTGATGTCTTGCAATCCGTGAAAAAATCGGGTTTATCAAGAATTTTATAAACCGCAAAACGCTTGAACGATTGAACCGCACAAAAAATTCATTCAGATTCTTGCGAAAGACAATCCGCATGTTGAAGACTATGTTCAAAAATTATCACTTATGCCGGATTGACCGTTGAAACAAAGATTGTATTATTGAAATCGAGAATATGACGACGACGAAAACAAGGTTTATTCATATCGTGACTTGCAATCAATTTTCACGAATGTTTGAACAACGGGTGAAAAATACATAATCACCGACGTTGCATGATCCGGAAAAGACACAACGGTTGTTTCGGTTCGAGATTGACGAAAAGTTATTGATCGAACGATTGAAGAAAAATCCACGCCGGAAACCGTCAAACATATCATGCAACAAAAACAAATTGAATATAATGTAAAATTGAAAAATATGGTTTATGACGGATCATGATTGTGACGGTGATTGTCCGGTTTATGATGTGAAATTTTTCAAGGTGGTTCAAAACCTATTCCAACGAAAGACGCAACGGATCAAGAAAAAGAATGATTGAATAAAACTTATTTGAATTTGCGTTCACAATGTTTTTTCATGCTTGCGAAACGAATCAAGGACGGTTCGTTGTCAATTCCGAATGTTGATGAAGACATGAAAACAAAAATCCTTGAAGAATTGGACGTGATTCAAGCATGGAAAATTGAAAAAGATTGACCGTTGCAAATAATACCAAAAGACGAAATAAGGAAAATTTTGTGACGTTCACCGGATCTTGCGGACGTTATTTCAATGCGTGTTTATTTTGAATTGATCGAACGCAATGAACCGATGTTTTATTAAATAAAAAAAATAATATGAAACGATTTCGATTTTTTGCATTTGGGTTTTGTTGGTGAATGTGTTTCAAATTTTGATTTGACGCCGTGATGAATCCAACGCCGGAAAATTCAATTTGTGCGGGGCGGGTTGTGATGACATTTTCAGTTTGTTATTTTATAAACACAATGATAAAACAACGGAAATGAAAATAATTGCACCACCATTCATTGATCAAAAAATATTCGATTGATTGAAAAGCCGTGAAAAAGCATATTTGATTTTTTTGTTTCAAAAACGTTTCACGAAAAAACAAATCATGAAAAAACTTTTCATTGACAACGAAAGGACGTTTCAAAGATTGCAAAAGAAAATGTCGGATTTGATAAAACGACAAAATGACGCAAATTTCGAAAAAGCAATTGAAAACAAAAAAAATTCCAATAAAAAGAAAATATAAAATTTTTATTTTCTTTTCATTATATCATGTCAAGATACATTTGAAGAAAAATCAACGTCGGATTCGGAAAAGAAACGACAAGGTGAACCGCCGTTGCACCCGCAATGCGATGTCCAAAAGCAACACTTGATTTTGATGAAAAATCTGAAAAAGTGATTGACGAAAGTTCAATCGGAGTGATTGAAGATTCATTTGACGGACACGTTTCAAAACAACGGGCGGAATGAAATTTTGAATGTAATGTTTACGCAAACGTTATTTGATACATTTTGTTGAATGTTTTCGGAAAAGTGACGACATCATGATCAAATGGTGAATTCACACACGCATTTGAAGTTGCGGAAAATAACCAACATCAATCATTGACAATTGGACTTGCGGACGATACGCAAGACAAACAATTTCCGCTTGCAATGGTGAATTCATGTGAAATTTCCGCCGAAGTTGGTGACTTTGTAAAAGCGAACATTGAATTCAGATCCAAGAAATGACAAAACGCAAATTTGACACCAAGTTATTCAAACGATTTTGCGTTATTATGAAAAAATGTTCAAGTTTATTTTGCGAACGATCTTGCGTGATTAGATTCCGCACAAGCAATCAAAGCAACGAATTTCACGTTGACAATAAGTAAAAACCTTGAAGACGTTGATGTTCTTTGAAGCGTTGAACCAGACGATTTTTGCAATGCACAATTTGGGGTTGAATGAAATGTTGAATTATTACGAGACAATGAAACATATCAACAATTATTCATGAATTGAACAAAACAAGCAATGAGAATTGAAATAATTGACACGAACACAACACTTTCAACATGAAATCCAACATTGACATTTGATCTTGCAAGCGTTATCATGACGGAATTTGCAAAGACACAAGACAACGACGCATTGATTCGTCAATGAATTGATTTCAAAGCATTATATTCAATGAGTGACGCAAAAATGATCACCGCAAAACTTATCAATTCACAAAGTGCATATTAGTTTTATTTTGTAATGACAAAAACAATGTTTGAAATTTTAACTGAAAAACTTGCAAAAGAAATTTCCGACAAAATTTGATTATTAGACATCAAAGAAATCGGGGAAAATTGAACATTCAAAGTCGTTGCAAGTGACGAAACGGTTGACCGTGCCGGTGAAGTGATCAAAGTTTCATGACGGGATTTGTTGAACTTCATGAAAAATCCGGTGATTGTTGCAAATCATATTTACAAAGTCGAAAACATAATTTGAAAAGCAACAAACGTTTTCGTTGAAAATGACAAATTGGTTGTTGAATGAGTATTTGCAACAACGGATCTTGCACAAGACGTCCGCAAATTATATGACGGCGGATTCTTGAAAACCGTTTCAGTTGGATTTATTCCAAAAGAAAGAGATCCGGAAAATCAAAGAATAATCACAAGGGCGGAATTGCTTGAAGTTTCATTTGTTCCGGTTCCTTGTAATCCAAACGCATTGAGTTTGTGAAAAGAAATCGTTGACGGATTGATTGAAAAATGATTGATAATCAAAACCGAAGACGCACCCGAAACAAGTGACGAAACAGAATCAAACCCGAACGAAGAAGTTGAACAAGACACGACTTGCGAAGAAGAAAACGAGAATGAAAATAGTGGTGATGAAAATTCACTTGACAACGGTGAAGAAAAAAGCATAAAGGAAATGACGGAAGTCAATCTTGAAAAAGATATTTATGATCAACTTCAAGATCAAGTTCGTGAAATACGCAACACAAAATACATTTATGTTGTTGAAATATTCACAAAACATTTTATTTTCCGAGACGATGTAAATTTGAAATATTTCGATCAGAATTGGAAAATAAAAGGTGAAAACGCAGTTGTTGACGGTGAACCGGTTGAAGTTGCACCAAAAACAACATGGATTGCGAAAGCAATTCAAAAATCAAATCGTGAATTACTTGATGAAATAAAATCTTGATTGTCCAATGACAAGGACGACGATGTCGATAAAAAAGACATTGAAAACAAGATGAAATTGCAGAAAGAAGCGTTGCAAAATGTTTCGAAAGTTGTGTCAGACGTTCTGCACAAAATCAAGTTATAAAAAACCTTTTTATTCTTTATTCATTATTCAAATGGATCCAAAACAATTACAAGAAACACTTGAAACAACTTTGAAAGAAGTTCTTCCATGAGTTGTTGACGCAACAGTTGACGCAAAAATGGAAGAAAAAGTTTCAAATTTAGAAAAAGCAATTGCAGATTTGAATAAATCTGTAAAAATGAGCGTTGATGAAGAAAAAGAAAACATCAATGAAGCAAAAAAGACAATGTGAAAATTCTTCAAATCACTTGCAAAATGTCACAATGACGCCGAAATTTTAAGCGTTCAAAAAGCAACATTCTTGAACGAATGAACAGACGCCGAATGATGATACATGGTGCCTACTGAATTTGCAAGAGAAGTTTTCAGAATTGCGGGTGAAAGTGGAATCGTTAGACGTCACGCAAGAATTATTCCAATGTGAACAGATAAAAAAGACATTGCAACACTTGTGAATTCAATTGTTGTTTATTGGACAAATGAAGGTTCTGCATATACAGAAAGCAAACCAACAATTTGACAATGCGAATTAGTTGCAAGCAAAGCGACTGCATTAGTTAGTGCAACAAACGAATTGATCGAAGACAATATGACAGATCAAGAAGTTTGGAGTTTAATGGCGGAATTGATTGGTGAAAAAATGGCGGAATTTGAAGATTCAAATGTTCTTGCAAGTTCAACAAAATTCGAAGCTTTATTAACAAGCAACGACATCAATAATGTTGTAATGTGAACATGAAACACAAGTTTTGCAAATATCACTTACGATGATCTTATTGACTTAATAAGAGCCGTTCCAATGAAATATAAGAAAGGTGAACCAAGATTCTTTATGTCACAAGACATTGTGAAATATATCGAGAAATTAAAAGATAACAACAAACAACCAATTTTCTATTCAACAAGAGATCTTAGAGATAGACAACTTGAATATAGACTTCTTGGTTATCCATTAGAAATCACAGACGTTATGCCTTGAGATACAGACGACGGAGTTTCAAAATCATTCATATTATTCGGAGATTTGAAACACTATGCATTTGGTGATAGACGTCAACTTTCACTTTCTGCATGATACATGAGCGGAAATTGGGAAAAAGATATTCAATCATTAAAAGCAAATGAAAGAATTGCCGGAAAAATCATATTTCCAGAATGATTTGCAAAATTGACAACTTCTGCAAGCTAAAATTTGCAATAATATCACAAGGGCGGATTTATTCCGCTTTTGTGAATATTGTTTCAGTTTTTATTTTGTAAACAATTAAAACCATGTCAAAGAATGCAAAAAATCAAAACGTTTCAAAAGATTTAGAAAATCAAAACGTTGATGTAAACGAAAACACAACCAACGAAAACGTTGAAAATGAAAACAACGAAAACGTTGAAAATCAAAACGAGTTGAACAACAAACCAACCGACGAAACAAACAACGCGGAAAATTCACAACCCGACGAAACAAACGGGGAAAACGACGAACAAAAAGATTGAAACGAAAACACAACCAACGAAAACAACGAAAATCAATCAAATGATTTCCACGACGAAATTCAAAACACATCAATTGAACGCGTCAAGGTTGTTGCAAAATGCAACAGATGATCATTCAAAAAGGGCGTTGAATATGAAATTTCAAAGAAAATCTTTGATTCATACAACGGATTATTTGAGACTTTATAAAATAACAAAAAAATCAAAATGGACGTTTGCAATTTATCAAAAAAACAATAAAAGATAATTGCAAACGTTTTTTATTAAATATATTTTGAAACATGCCGAACGAAAACGAAATCACGGACGCACAAAATTTGCAAAATGCGGTTGATTATGTCAAATCCGTTTTATGAATAACTTGAACGGATCAAGACACGATTTTGTGAATTTACATTCAAAGTGCCGTTGCGGAAATATACGAAATGACTTGAATTGATTTGTTGCAATTGTGAGCCGTTGAAAAGAAATTCGACGGGGCGTGACAAAGAATCTTGTTTTTGACGAAATATATTTCCGAACTTGAAAAAGTTCAATATAATGCAAATCAACGATGAACACCCGAACGAAAAGATTTTGAACCAAATTCATATTTGTTGAAAGACGATTGACAACTTGTTTTCAAAAATAATCTTCCAAGATGATTTTGAAATATTTTGATCGAATTCAAATATTCGTTCACGGATTTCAATTCAATTCCAAGAAATCTTTCGGATTTGAAACTTGCACTTGCGTTGCTTGTTTGAAATATTCAAGCGTCACAAGAATCAACATGATATTCAAGCGAAAGCGTGTCTTGAACAACAATCACATTTGACAAATCAACAATCACGAAAAACGTTCAAACATTATTGGACAAATACATTGTTTTTGCTTTTTAATCAATCCGGATCATGACAAAATTCAAACTTGATTATTTCACCGCAACCGTAAAACGTCTTTGAACATACACAACCGACGAGAATTGAAATAAAAAATCAATTTATGGTGAACAAATCATTGCAACCGTCAAATGATACCTTTCACCCGTTGGATCAAACAATCAAGATGTTTGACTTGATAGATTTTGACAAGTCCGAAATTTTGAATGTAATGCACCGCTTGACGTGAAAGAATCCGACATCATGACGATTGACGGCGTTGATTATGAAGTGAAATCATTTGCACGTGTTAGATGAATAAGAATTGACCGTGTTCGTGTTGTTTTAGTTCTTCCAAAAAACGAATAATGATTGATATTGAACGAAAAGAAAAACAACTTGAACAAATCACGGAAAAATTTTGATCCGATGTTGTTCAACAAATGTTGGATCGTTCAATAAAAAAATCCGTGATATTATTGGAAAGATACGCAACACAAGAAGCACCAACGGATCAATGACGTTTGAGAAATGATTTTCACACGGAATTCAAAAAATCATGGTGACGTTTATTCAATCCGACAAGATATGCAATATATGTTCACGAGTGAACAAAACCGCACTTTGCACCGATTGACAAATTGCAATGACGGGCGGATCGTCATTCAATACCGGTTGGACGTTTACGGTGGGGAATTGCTAAAAAGTGAACAAAAGCAAATCCATTCATGGATCGTGCGGTTGAACAATGAGAAAAACAAGTTGACGAAATTTTTTCAAAAGAAATTGACAAAATGTTTTTAGAAATAACGCAATAAAAATCATGATAAAAATTCAAGATGTAAGAAATGCAATACAAACAAAATTGAATGAATTGACGGGTGAATGAAAACCATTTGTTCAATCGTCAAATTATTTCACACAAAAGGCGGTTTGATTTCCGTTTGTGATGTTTGAACCGGCGGAAATGTCGAGCGTTTATGAAGACACCGCGAACAATTACAGAAATTTTGTGTTTCAAATTGTGATTGTTCAAGAAATGAATCAAATTTCACGTGGTGAAGCAATGGACATTTTGTTGAATTGTTTTGAACAAATGATTGACGCGTTCGATCAAGATTGGACGCTTTGATGAGTTGTGCAACAAGTGGACGCAACCAACGGTGAATTTGGTGAAATTGACATGGAAAAATGACCGTGTCTTTATTTATCAAGCAATTTGAATTGCCGTGTTTTAGTTCCTATTACAGAATAATCATGAAAAAAGATTTCAAATTTTTTCCAAGAGAAAAAGACAAAAAACCGGGAAACATCGAACCGGTTGAAAATGTTTCCGACATTGATGTCGGTGACATAAAAGATATTGAAAAAAATCAAAAGAATAATAATACTTGAAAAAAGAAATCCTTTAATTCCAAAAAATAAAAAAATGGGTTGGATCAAAGAAATCAAAAACATATTTTCAACGAAAAAATGATTCGTTGAAACAACATGAAATTGAATTGACGATTGATTGTTTGTTGATTTATTCAATGAATATTCAAGCCGTGATTTGCACAAATTATCAAAAACGGATTATTTGAATTTTTATAAATGACGATGTTTTGTTGCGGTTTGAACAATTGCACAAGCCGTTGCACAATTGGATCGTCAAGTGACGGACGGAAAAGGAAAACCGATCAAAGATCCATTGCTTGATTTAATTTCGGACGATTTCTTGTTGAATGTTGTTTCATACATGAAATTGAACGGGGGCGTTTATATTTGGAAAAATAAGGTTTGAAATAAAGTTGTTGATTTGGTGATATTGCGTCCGGATTTAATGCAAGCCGTTTTGGACGATTGAAAGACAATGATTGATCATTATAATTATGTTTTGTCACCAAACAAAACAAAAAGATTCGAAAAAGACGAAATCATTTCAATTCAAAATTTCAATCCACGTTTTCCATACCCTTTGAACATTGAATGAATGTCCGATGTTCAAGCAATAGCAACAGCAATTGACGCAGATTATCAAGCGTCAAAATGGAATTGGAAATTTTTCTATAACAACGCAAGCGTTGACGGGGTTCTTGAAACGGATCAAAATCTTTCACCCGAAAATGTTGAAAAAATTCAAAACAAGTGGGATCAAAAATATCGTTGAACAGATAACGCACACAAAATTTGAATATTGACGGGTGGTTTGAAATATCGTCAAATGAATCCAAGTCAAAAGGAAATGGATTTTGTTGAATCAAGACGTTTCAATCGTGATGAAATTCTTTGATTTTTCCGTGTTCCAAAAGCAATGATTTGATTGTGAGAATGAGACAACGCATTGAATGTTCGTTCGTTTGAACAAATATTTGCACGTCAAGTCGTTCAACCACTTGCGAAAAGAATTGCGTGGTTCTTAAATTATGAATTATTTGGTGAATGAAGACGATTTGAATTCGTGAATGTTGTTCCAAGTGACCTTGAACAAACACGTCAAGATCGACTTGCAAATTGAATGACATTGAACGAATTTCGTGCAACAAGAAATCTTCCACCAGTTGCGGACGGTGACAAATTAAGATCTGCTTATATTTTGGGGGCTTATGGTGCATGATCCGACGCATGAAATCAAGAACAAGAAGTCGTTGACCTTGACAAAGATTTCGAAAAACCAATCATGAAAGATTTGGAATTGAAAAAAAAAATTGATTTAATAATTGAAAAAAAAATAAAGGAAAACACACGTTGAACCGAAGAATATAATCAAAAATATTGGGAAATGAAAATGGAAAGAAACAACAAATTCGATCAATTATATTTGGACAAAATTGAAAAGGTTTTCAATAAACAACAAAAAGAAATCATGGACGCATATAAAACACGACACAAAGAAAATGTTGTTGAATGAAAATCAATCAAAGTTGATAAAAAAGCGGAAATGAAATTTCCATTGTTATCAATAGAAAAACGGGCGTTGATTTATTATCAATTCTTAAAAGATACACAAGACGAACTTGTAAAAACCGAAGCAGAACAAGCATTGATTGAAGTTGGACTTGTTCAAGATTTCATCATTTCGGATTCATTAGAAAAACAATTGATGAAAAATATTGAAAAATTTGCGTGATCCATTGACACGGACACGAACAAAAAATTGCAAAGTAATTTTGAACAAATATTGTCACAATGACTTTCATTTGATGAATGAAAAGATTTGTTGATTGAAACATTTGATGAATTAAAATCAACACGTGCCGAATTGATTGTAAGAACTGAAACAGTCCGTGCATGAAATCGGGGTTCAGAATTATGACGAAAACAAAGCGGGGTGGTTGAAAAAAAACAACGATTCACCGCACTTGATGAAAGAGTTTGTGAATTTTGTTGACCTATGAATTGAAAAATCGTTTGATTGAGTGATAATTATTTCAACAAAAATGATGTTTTAATCGGTGCGAACGGACATGAATTGAAACTTGATTATTCCGCGACACCTTATCCACCACTTCACCCGAATTGCCGTTGTGTAATTTTGCCGGTGATTGAATAAATGTTTTAATTATTAAAAAATACATATTATGGAAAAAACCTTTTGACAAGACAAAATCGTTTTCAAAACTGAAATCAACATGCGTGATCGACAAAAGATTTCAAAACATGTAAGAGAACGAGAACAAAGCAAAGACGAAATGCAATTGACGTTTGACATTTTTCCGGTTCGGGTTGTTTCAATAAATTGAAAAACCGACATGACGGACGCGGAAAAGGTGAAACGACTTGAAGAATTGACGGATTTCCAATTGTTCAAAGAAGTTGGTGAAGTTATTGGTGAACTTCAAATGAAAGCAAGTTGAATTGACGAAAAAAAAAAGACAGAATTAGTTTCGAATTCGACAAATTGAACAACACCGGAAAAATAAATTCAACAGATCCGGAAATCATGGAAATATTATTCATTGAAAAATATCACCGGACGCATGACGAATATTTGAACACACCAAAATCAATCATTGACTTGATGTTGTTGAAATGGTGATCCGACGCAAAAGCCGAAAGGAAAAATAAGAAATCTTTATCAATTAAAAAATAAAAAATGGCGTCTTCAAAAGTTCTTGAAATCATTGTAAAAGCAAAAGATCAAGCGTCGAAATCGTTTGATGAAATTTCAAAAAATTCAAAAAAATTAGAAGAAAGTTTGAAGAACGTCAAAAAATATTCCGGAATTGCTACAACCGCACTTGTTTGATTGTGAGCCGTAATGGTGAAACAAGCAATGGACATTGAACCCGTGAGAAAATCATTCGATCAATTGTCACAATCCGTCGGTGAAAGTTCGGACGCAATGTTGAAATCATTGAAAGAAGCGTCAAAATGAGCCGTTTCGGAATATGATCTCATGCTTGCGTCAAATAAAGCAATGAAATTGTGAGTTGCAACGAACACGGAAGACATGACAAAATTGATGAAAATTGCGAGACTTTACGGACAACAAATGTGACAAGACGTCACAAAATCATTTGATGACATTGTGACATGACTTTGAAGATGATCCGCAATGATTCTTGATAATCTTTGAATCGTTGTAAATCAAACGGAAGCACAAGAAAAATATGCACAAAGTCTTTGAAAGACGGCGGATCAATTGACGGACGCAGAAAAAAAACAAGCATTGATAAATGCAACACTTATTGAATGACAAAAAGCACTTGACGAATTTGGTGAACCCGCACAAACTATGCAAGAAAGGGTTTCGGAATTAAAAAATTCGTTCACGGAAATGTGAACAAAAATTTGAACGGCGTTGTTGCCGGTTTTGGAAAAAGTGATTGCATGGATTCAACCAATCGTTGACAAAATGGTTGAATGGATCAATGCAAATCCAGAACTTGCGTCAAAAATATTGATCACGGTGACCGCAATTTCATGATTGATTTTTGTTTTGTCGTCCGTTGTTCCTGCGGTGACAACCGTGATTTGAATTTTAACAACAATGGGTTGATTTATAACTTCAACACTTATTCCGGCGGTTTGATGACTTGCAACGGCTTTGGGTGCAGTTGGTTTGACGCTTGCCGTTTGGTGATTGCGAGAATGACTTTCATGGTTGGAAGAAAAAATCATTTCAACCGACGAACAAATTGCATTATATCAAGAACAAATTGCAATGCTTGATATTCAATTGCAAAATTGAACAATTACACAAGAACAATATAACGAAAAAGTTGCAGAATATAAATGATTGATTCAAGAAGCCGAAGCAAAATCAAGAACTTTGGGTTGATATTTGAAAGACGAATTCAATGAAGTTTTGCAAATGGTGACATTCAAAAATTGAAAATTTAATGAATGACGACAAGCAACCGTGACATTGATGAAAATGTTGTGGGATTGGTTGAAAAATGTTGCAGATAGAATCACAAATGTTTTTATAAAAGCAATTGACAGTGCAATTGACCGTTTGCGTGAATTATGGAGACGAGCACAAAAAGTCGGGGCGGACATTGGTTCAACTGTTTCAAATGCTTGGAGTGCAACAAAAAATCGAGTTGCGGACAAAATATCATGATTTGCAAATGGTTGACATGTTGCGTGAAATGTTCCGATTTTGGTTTGAGAAAGATGACCGGAATTGTTTGTTCCGCAAACTTCATGAAATATTGTTCCGAATGACGAACTTCAATCAAATGATGTTGTTGTGAATGTAAATTTCGGGGGCGTTGCAATAAATAACGGAATGGACGCAACGGATCTTGCGAACACGATTTCCGATGTAATAACGAGAAATCTTGAACTTTATCAAAAATGAGTTTATTAAATAATAAAATAATCAATGCCAAATCTTGCACAATTTAATCAAAACTTATTGAACAGCGGTGCAAAAATACTTTGAGCCGGTGGAATTTCGGACGAAATCATTTTCAATGACTTTTGATTGCAAAACAAATTTTTTGTGACGAACAAAATCAATTTCCGAAATATGCCGTCAATTGATTTATTAAAATATTCAAATCCAAAAAGTGACGGTGGTTGATTGCTTGATCGTTTTTATAAGGAAAGATCAATCACAATGGAATGAACGATTTTGTGAATTGACGCAAATGACATTGAATCAAAAATCGACGCAATGAAAAAAGCGTTGTCAATAAAAACATGATACTTGCAAATGAAAATTGCGTGAAAATATAGACGCATTTTGTGTTCGTTGTCAAATTCCGACATCATAAGTCGTGAACATTATGACATCAACCGTTGAACATACAAATTGAAATTCACCGCACTTGATCCATTCCGAAGTGAGAAAGAACGAACATCAAAATTGTTTTCATGAATAAACGCCGACATCAATGAAGACATCATGAATGAATGATCCGAATATTCAAATCCAATTATAAATATTTTGGTGAATAGTGCGTCGGGCGTTTCAACATTAAAAAATAAAATTTGAGAAAATGAATTGATCGTGAATCAATCATTGAATCCGTGAGATATTTTCGAAATCAATTCAATTTCAAAAACTGTGACAATCAATTGAAATTCAATTGATTTTTCGGGAAGATTTCCACAATTTGCGTCATGATTGAACACTTATTCAATGGATTGTGATTGAACATTTGATTTTGATATTGCAATTTTATTTCCTAAGAATTATTTGTAAAAATGCCGGAAGCAACGAACGTCCAAATCATTTGAACCGTTGCCGTTGGTGAATTGTTGACGGTTCAATATACATATTCTTGAACAAATCCGGAATGAAACACGGAGTTTCAACGATACCGCAACAATGAATTGATTGCGGGTGCAAATTCCAACACATACAAAATTGAAATCACGGATCATTCATGTGAAATCGTTTGTGCGGTTGCACCGGTTGACAATCAAAACAATGTCGGGGAAATTGCATATTCTCAACCTTTGACGATTGAATTATATTCCGAAGAAATCAAACCGATCGAAAAACAATACATCGTGAAATTATATGATCAAAACATGAATTTTTTGAAAATCGTTCCGGCTTGAATAATCACAAGAGATATTAGAATTCAAGAAACAATTGACGCCGGACAATGAGAATTGACGCTTGACATAAATTTGCCGATTGACACGGAATTTTTTCAAAATGCAATGTTTGTGAAAATTTATGTGAACAATTCACAATGAATGCAAGATTTGTTGATTTATACGTGACAAATCACGCAAGTTCAACGCCAATTTTCAAACGATCAAGAAAATATAAGAATTGTTTGTTTGTCTTTACGGGCTTTGATGTCAAATGTTATTTTGAGAAATCCGTCCGGTGATCCAAAATTTTCGAAAACATGAGATCCGGCGAACATTATGAAATTTATTGTTGATTATTTTTCGTCAATTTACCCGTGACTTATTTCATACACACCGACAAGCATTGAAACATATTGAACAACAATCACAATTGAATTCGACAAAATATCTTGCCAAAAAGCAATGAAAAATTTGGTGAATTGATTGAATTTTCATTTGTTTATTGGTGCAGACGGGGTTGTAAATTATAAACCAAAACCACAAACCGCAACACATTTGTTGACGTATTGAAAAGACATCATTCAATTGACGATTCCGGAAAATACGGAAAATATTCAAAATGTTGTTCAAGTTTCATATTTGATCGATAATGTTGAATATTTCACATCAATTGCAACGGATCAACCAAGCGTTGATGAATATATGCACAAGGAAACAATATTGTCACGTTCGGATTTGAAAGATGAAACAAGTGCGGATTTATACCGTGACGAATATTTGAACAAGAACAAAGACGCAAAAAAAGACATCACGGTTGTTGTAAATTCATTATATGACATCGAATATTTGCACCCGTGACAAACCGTAAAAATAAGAAATCTTTGATTGAACATTGACAACGCAATAATTCAAAATGTCCGTTATCAATACGAACAATGTCAATTGACGTTGGAATATTACACAACCATTTGACAACAAATATTTAATTCGTAATATCAAGCCATGAGATACGATCAATTTATATTAAAAAACAACGTATTTGCCGAACTTTATGCACCAATTTCATCACTTGCAACAACGATTCAAGTGAAATCATGACAAGGTGCAAGATTTTGAAACGCATTTCCGCAATTGTTGACACTTGAAAACTTTGATGACAATTGAAAAGTTTTGAAACGCGAAATCGTAAAATTGACGGGGGTGACGGGTGATTATTTGACGATTGTTCGTTGATTTGCACCATGTCCACCAAGTGATGACGCAAACGCACAATGAACCGCAACGTTTTCATTTAGTGCGGACGACAAAATTTCGTTATATATTCCGAAAGAAATTTTTGATCGTATAGCAGACGCAATTATTGATTTATACGATAATTGAAACGATCGTGTTTTCATTACATGAACCGGCGGACTTTGAATTCAGATCACCGCTTGAAATGTTCGTGTTTGAAACGAAGAATTCGAATATTCTTGATGAACTGCAACTTTGACGGACAATGCGACAAATTATGTAATGATTGATTGAGCTTGAACAATCACAATTGATACAGCTTGACGGGATCAGAAAAAAGTAAAAGTTGCCACAATAATCACGTCGGGCGGACAAATCCAATCTTTGAAACGCCGAAAGATTGACGCAATCGGTGGAGAACTTGGGGGCGGTGGTTGATTTAAGAATATTTCAAATTGTGTTTATAAAGGTTGATTGTTGGTTCAATTTATTGCGGATTGACAAGAATGGAATTTGACATACGAACGCGGACGTGTAAAAACGGCGACTTCATGAGAAAAAACTTATACAATGACATATTTAAGATGAAAATTAGTTGGTGCGGTTGAAAATTAAAAAATATTTTTATTCTTTAATATATAAAAGAATGAGTTTAGTTATAAATTCAAATGAATGATGATGAGCTTTCAGAATTTCAAACGATTGAAATTACCCAGATTTTAGTCAAATTTTGATTATTCCAAATGATACAATTTGAACTTGAACAATAGACAATCAATGAAGTGTTTATACAGTAAATTGAACGCCTGTAAATGAAGAAAGCAACGAAATAATTGCACCCGCTTGTTTTTCAAGTGCAACTGATATTGGAGTTTGTAGAATGAGTGCTTGAAGTGATTGATGAAGTGAAAGTTCAAGTTTTACAAGGACATATAGATTATGATTAAATAAACCATTGAGTGCTTGACTAACAATCTGAAAAAATATTATATTTTGAATTTGGGGGACTGAATGATGATGAAGCGTATCAAATACAACCTATTCGTGTTCAATAAGGTTGACACTTGTTTTTAGATTGCTTCATACAGATTGAACTTTGACAGATATTTGAACACGGACACACACTTTTTCATATAATGTATATTGATGAACGAATAGAATGTATGCACCTTGACAATTTTGAATTTCAACAAATTGAGTTGTTTCGCAGGAATGAGATATTGTAGTGGTTGACGCGACCGTTTATGCTTTTTGATGAAATAGAAATTTCCGTAGGTGATGAATTGTCTTTTGATATACTTTGGGAAATTGACCAAGCACAGCTAAATGAATACAAATTAGTGTAGAGTAATTTATTTTATAAAAAATAAATATTATGAAAAACGAAGAAATAATTTCAACAGCGGTTGAAGAACCAATCGTTCCGACACATGAGTTTCCGGAAGAAGACGACATGCAAGCATTTTGGGACAATCCAAAAGAAGCGTGCGAATGAATGCAAAGAAAATACATTTGAATGACATTTTCGGAATATCAAGAATATTGGAAAACGATCGTCGATTATGACGGCGAAGTTTGACCATATCAAGAATTGATAGATCAAGAATATACAAATGTTTATACAAAGGAAAAGAA